AATTACCGAGCAGGCAAGGCATTCCACATCTACCGACCAAAAATAACAGACGCTAACGGAAACTGGACTTGGGGAAAATTAAACATAGATAAGAGAAAAGGAATTCTAACAATAGAAATTGACCAGAATTTCTTGAATAAGGCGGTTTATCCTGTAAAAGTTGACCCAACTTTTGGGAATGATACAGTGGGAGGAAGCGAAGAAACTCATTACCCTAATGATTTATATGGTTCTATATTTACTTCTCCTTCTGATGCTCAAGAAGCAGAAAGTTTAACTTTTTATGTTTATTATAAATTTTCTGGTAAACATATTAAGGGAGTTTTAGTTTTAGAAAGCAATAAGACAATTCTTAATAATGGAGTTGGAAGTGAAGTAACAATACCCACATCTGCTAATTGGATTACTTCTTCTTTTTCAACCCATCCTTCTTTGTCTGGAAATACTGGTTATGTCTTGATGGTAATTACAGATAGCTACTTTTATTTTTATTATGATAGCGTTTCCAGTGCAGGACTTTGGGATGACACAAATAGTTATACTAGCCCAACGGACCCAACCGATGCTTCTACTATCGATAAAAAATTCTCCATCTACTGCACCTATACAGCAGGGGGAGGAGGAGAAGATACCTGCACTCCTCCAGCATCAGGGGATTGGTTTATTAATTCCAGCGATAATTGCTACATAACATCAGATACATATATCAATGGCGATGTTCATTTGGTAAATACGGGTGCAGGAGGATTACATATTATTAATAATAGTGTTTTAGCTTGTAAAAATTTACATTCTAATGGAGTGCCAATTTATGTGAAAGCGGGTTCTTATATCAAATTTTGGACACCGCAGTAAAATAAAAATTAAATAAGTAAATTCACCACTAAACGGGGAATTTAAATCAAAGATTAGATCTTTGTTTTGGATTCCCCGTTTTTTGTTAAATCTATGGTTAAGAAACAATATGCTAAAGGTTTTGTCGAGGAAATTAAAGAAAATGGTATTATTACCGGAGCAGTAGCTTCTACTGGTTCCACTGACCGTGATGGCGAAATTTTATCGCCTGATGGTTGGGAATTAGATAATTTTAGAAAAGCTCCACGACTTTTATGGGCTCATGAAGCTCATCAATTGCCAATTGGTAAAGTTTTAGAAATTCATGTTGATAAGAAAGGACGATTAATTTTTGACGCTGAATTTGCCGAAAAAGAAAATGATTTTGCTGCTAAAGTAGCTAAATTAGTTCGTGGTGGATTTCTTAACACTTTCTCAGTTGGTTTTAGACCGTTAGAAAGAGAAGATAATGTCTTTAAAAAAATGGAGCTTCTGGAAATTTCATTAGTTAATGTTCCAGCTAATGCCGAGGCAAGATTGAGTAACGAGTATAAATCATTTCAAAAGGAGGAAAAGAAACTATTTACTGCTGATCAAGCAGATGTTCAACGAAAACCAGAAGAAACAGAGAAATATATCAGAATTCCGGTTAATACCTGTAAAGTGACAGCTACTATAACCATCTCGAAAAAACAGGGAATTAGTGCATTATACTGCGGGAAAGAAAAGAAAATTAGAACATATCTTTTTCTAAAAGCTAAAGGATGGACTATGGCAAAAGCGAAAAAATGGGTTGAGGAACATCACAAAAGAGATGTTTTGGTTGTTTTAGTTAAATCCAAAAAAACAATATCAGAAAAAAATAGGATTTTAATTAGAAACACAATAGCCGCCTTAAAGGAGCTTTTGAGGATGTCAGAAGCACCTAAGAAAGCTCCATCGGGTGGCAAAAAGGTCGGATCCCGTAGGGCTGAAAAGGATAAAGCTATCTTGAAGGCGCTACGGATGGTGGATAGAGCAACAGAAATTGCTATTCACCAAGTGAAGGAAAAAAATAATGAGTAAAATGAAAAAGAAAACTAAAAAACAACCAAGTACCGAGGAAATTAGCCAAAAAATCGCTGGTAAGATTGTTGAGGGTTTAAAGGACATCATTCAAGCTAAGAAAGAGAGTAAGAAAGATAAAGAGAGGAAAAAAGATGTAATTCCAAAAGTCAAGGTATCTGAGGGTAAAATTAAGCTTTATACCTTAAGCGATGGTAAAGAAGTTCATATGCCTGTAAATGAGGCAAAGATTGTAGGAGAATGGTTCAAATGTCTACTAAAGAGAGATTATGCTGGTATGAAGCAATATTTCCAGAAATTAGAGCCATTGGTTGAAGGAACTGCTACCGAAGGTGGTAACCTTGTGCCAACAGTGCTTTATAATAAGCTGATTCCTTTATTGGAAGATAAGGCAGTTATTAAACCCCGAGCTACTGTGATTGATATGAGCGGAATGAAGACCAATCAGCTCAATATCTCAAGTATAACCTCTAAACCAGTTGCTCAATGGGGATCTGAGAACGCTGCTAAGGCTACCTCCTCAATGACCTTTGGTCAGATTAGCTTGACACCGTATCTATTGGCTTGTATTGTTCCTATTTCTGCCCAGTTGCGCGATGACTCACCCTTCAATGTAGTAAAAATTGTCACTCAAGCTTTAGCTGAGGCATACAGCAAAGCAGAGGAGAAGGCATTTGCTACTGGAAGTGGATCAGGTCAGCCAACTGGAATTGATACCTATACAGCAGGAAGGACAGTCAATGCCGGTGGAGCATTAAGCTTTGATCACATCAATTCAGCTTATTGGAGGATGCCCCAAGCCTATAGGAATAAAGCTGTTTGGTTGATGAATGGATATACTATTGAGATTGTAGCCCAATTGAAGGATAGCCAGAACCGACCACTTTTGCTTGATACCGGTATCTTAACCAATCCAGGTATCCCAGCATTAAAGGGTCGCCCAGTACTTGAACAGAATGATCTCCCACATACCAGCATTTACTTTATTGATTTGTCTCAATACTGGATTGGAGAGAAACTCCCGATGACAATTGATATTGCTGATCAAGCTACTGTTGGTGGAGTAAGTTTGTGGGAAAGAAACTTAATTGCTATTCGATTGGAAGGACGAGTTGACGGTGAATTGACCACTACCAGAGCTTTTGTTGAGATTACTGGAATATAAGGTAATCTTTGATCTTTAGCAAACTCTACATCAAGACGGTGATCCTTGCGCCTATCAGCTTGATGTAGAGGAGTTAGAGATTAAAGGTCGTAGATAACAAACAAAAAAATGCCAAAGAAAAAAAATAATCGTCGAAAAAAAAAGAAAATTATTAAAGAATTAACTCCAAAAAGGAGAAGAACTTATAAGACAAAGTAAATAAATTATGAGTGTAGTAGATTATGCATTAACAACCAGAGCCAGAGCTAAGACCTTTTTGGATATTTCTGGCACAGCCGATGATGATTTAATTGATAGATTAATCAATGCAGTGACTGATTTTGTTGAGAGATTTTGTGATAGACGCTTTAAACAGACCGATTATTCAAATGAGGTGTATGATGGAAATGGAACTAATCGGCTATTTTTAAGGCAATATCCTGTTGTTTCAGGTAAAACTTTTACTTTAGAAAGACGAGATTCTTATTATAACGAGGATTCTTGGTCGACTATTGATTCAGAACATTATTTTGTTAAAGAAGACGAAGGAATAATTATTTATGTTGGAGGGATAGTTTCTGAAGGGGCAGTTTTTGTTAAAGCTCCCCAACATTACCGAGTTACTTATACCGCTGGTTATAATTTTGATAATAAAACTCCCGGCAATACTTTAGAAGATGTAGGAATTGGAGATTTAGAGGTAGCAGTTTGGAAATTAATTGGCAAATTATACAATAACCGAAAATTAAGTACGGATGTTAAATCAGAAAGGTTAGGCGATTATGCAATTACTTTACAAAAGGAAGGAATGATTGAACCAGAAGTGATGGAAATTTTACTTAAATATAAAAGGCCTTATGAGCATTAGACATTTTTTCAATAAAAGTATAGTGATTAAGCGGTTATCATCAGTGAGTGGATACAAAAAGAAGTTTGTCAGCACTGGAACAATTGATGCACATCTCCAGAAAATAACTGATGAATCAACTTTTCAGATTTATGGAACATTAGGAGCCACTCATAAGGCATGGTGTGATGTTGATAGCGATATTAAAGAAGGAGATAAAGTTGTTGATTCAGATGGCAATGAATATGATGTTGTAGCCACTAATAAGCAGGATTTCGGCCAAAATGTTCATTTGGAAGTTATCCTAAAGAAATATGATAATTAAATTTCAAGTTAAAGGATTAAAAGAATTAGCCACTAATTTAAAAAAATATCCTACTATAGCTGCTCCAATTATCCAAGATGCAATTAAAAAATCAATATTTCAGGTTGAAAGGAGGGCTAAACCAAAAACTCCTGTTGATACAGGTAGATTAAGGGCAGGATATCGGCATAAATTTGGTTTATTAACGGGAACGCTTTATAACCCAGTTAAATATGCCTTGAAACAGCACGAATCACTACATTTCAGACATAGGGTTGGAGAAGCGAAGTTTATGGAGAAGGGGCTAAAAGAATCAATTGGGCAAATTAATAAATTCTTTGAACAGTCCTTAGAAAAAATATTAAAAAAAATAGCTAAAAAATAACATGGCAGAAACAGCTTATACTAAAATTAAAAACCAGATAAAAACGATATTAGATGGAGTAGATAAACTTCAGGAGGTTAAAGATGATCCTTCATTAGAATTTAGCGGTTATCCGGCAGCTACCATTATCCCCTCAGAGCAAGAATCAGATTACGAAACCGAAAGTGAAAATTTAAGAGTATATTCCTTTGATGTTCATTTATATCAGGAAGTTCAGGCAGGGGGATTATCAGCTGCTTTAGATACTCTATATGACTTAGCTGATGATGTTTTTGATGCATTTGATAAAGATTCAACAATTAGGTCACTTTCTTTGCCTACCGGCTATACAGCCATAGCCATTGAGCCAGTATCAGCTGGTTGGGAAGAAGTGCCTGATAAAAAATTAGTCGTAGTTAATACAAAAATAAGAGTAAAGGTTTCTGTTGATATATCCGAATAAATATATCAGCTTAAACCCTAAATCTTATTAAAACACCATGAGTAAATTTATTGGTCGCCTAACCGAAATAGGCATTGCTAAAGAATCTACTAGAGGTACTTTTGGTGGCAGTATCACTTATTGGCTACCAAAAACCTCCTTTACTTTTGACAATAAAGCAAATATTGTCAAAAGCGCTGAATCAGTGGGCAATATAGCAGCAGTAACTACAGGATTTATCACTGAGCAATGGGCTGAAGGAGAAATTGAGGCAGAAGTAAGAGATAAATCATTTGGTTTAATCCTCTTGGCTGCCTTAGGATCAGAAAGTTCATCTTCTTATAACGGAGCGTATAAACATACTTATACCCTCCAGAATGATAATGTTCATCCTTCATTATCTATTGCTTATAAAGATCCTGATGATAGTTTGTTATTTAAGCGAGCAATGCTTAATTCTCTAACGATTAATGTCCGGCTTGATGAGATTGTATCTTTTGTAGCTAATTTTATGGCTCATGCCTCAGAAGATCATACAACTTGGTCACCAAGCTATATTGCTGAGAATAAGTTTATTGCCAAACATTTAGTATTTAAGGTAGCTAATAGCACTGCTGGACTTGGTGCAGCTTCGGAAACGAGATTAAAGGAATTAACCTTGACTATCGAGAAATCATTGGTGCGAGATAATGTTTTAGGTAGTTTAGAGCCAAAAGATATTCTTAATACTTCATTTTCTATTACTGGCACGATTGTTTTAAATTTGGAAGATAAGAATTTCAGAGATTATGCGCTTAATGGAAATGTTAAAGCGGTTAGAATTGAGTTGGTTAATACCGACAGAACAATTGGAACTACCAATCCTGCTTTTAGAATTGATTTACCGAAAGTTATTTTTGAGGAATGGGAAGCAGATAGAAGTTTAGATGATATTGTTAGTCAAACTCTTAACTTTACCGCATATTACGATATTACAAATAGCAGGATTTGGTCGGACTGCTATTTGGTTAATGAAGTATCAGGTAGTTACTAATATTTATACCTATGCCAGAGCTTAAGGATAATCGCAAAACAAAAATTATTAAATTACCCTCTTATCCGGGTGGCGAGGTTGAGGTTTATACTTCCTTGTTATTTGGCGATTTAGTAGATACCGAGCAAGTTGAGGGAGAGATTGAGAAAGGATTGTTAATAGCTACCAGAATTATTAAGAGTTGGAATTTAACTGATGAAAAAGGGGAAATTTTACCTATCACTTTAGAAAATCTAAAGAAATTACCCAGTAAAGATGGATTATTGATTGTTGAGGCAGTTAACGAAGCTTTGTATAACCCGAAAGAAAAAAAAACTGGCTAACTGAATATACTCTTTGTAAAGAGTTTGGATGGACGCTTCAGGAATTAAATGCTCAACCAGCAGAATTTATTAATTTTTGTATTAAAGTAATCAATGCCAGATATCGTCAGCAAGCTAAAAGTTATAATCAGCGCTCAAGATAAAGCTACAGCGACATTTTCAAAGGTAGAAAAGAGATTAGGTGTGACTACTAAACAATTAAAAATAGCTGGTACGGCTGTAGGTGGTTTAGCTATGGGCTTAGGGGTTAAGGCGGTTCAATCAGCAGCGAGATTTGAGAAAACCATGATGAATGTAGGCACTTTGATTGATACTAACACAGAAAGTTTAGATGAAATGAGTAAAAGGATTAAGAAGATGTCAACTGAAATGCCTTTATCAGCCGAAGAATTGGCAACAGCCCTTTATCAAGTTAGATCAGCAGGTATTGATGCAGCCAGTCAATTTCAGGTCTTGGAACATTCAGCTAAATTAGCTACTGCTGGTTTAGGAACCACTCAAGAAGCAGTAGATTTGATGACATCCGCTATTAATGCCTTTAAATTAAGTGGGGCTGATGCTCATAGAGTTTCAGATATTCTTTTCAAGACAGTTAAAGCAGGTAAAACTACCGTAGCAGATTTAGCTCAATCATTTGGTATGGTTGCTCCAGTAGCCGCTGAAATGGGGGTTAAATTTGATGAATTACAGGCAGCTACTGCTGCTTTAACTACTTCTGGTTTAAAAACATCAGTGGCACAAACCCAGATAAGGGCAGCTATCTCTTCATTGTTAAAACCGACTAAGGAAGCTAAAGAATTATTTGATAAATTAGGAGTGGAAACTTTTAAAGAATTGATGGAAAAAACTGGCGGTTTAGTTCCAGCATTAAAAGCCCTAAAAGATGCCACTGAAGGTAATGAGGAGCAATTCGCTAAAGCAATGAGTTCAGTAGAAGGATTAAACGCTGCTTTGAGCTTAACTGGAGCTACTTCAGAAAAGTATAATGAGATTTTAGAGGATATGAGAAAGGGAGGAGTAGCAGTTGATGAAGCTTATAAAAAGCAATTACAAACAACTATGGCTCAATATAATATGTTGAAGAATAAATTGGGAGTAGCAATGATGGAAATTGGGGTAAAAATTATTCCTATTTTACTTACAGCTATAAAAACGGTTACCAGATGGGTTAAAGAAGCCGTTGATGCTTGGACTGAATTTTTCTTATTATTAATCAACACTAAAAATGCTATTAAAGGTGTTTATAGGGCAGCAAGCGCTAAGATAGGAGGTATAGGAAGAACAGTAAGAGGATGGCTTGGATTTCAACATGGAGGAGTAGTACCAGGACCCATTGGTAAACCAGTGCCGGCTATTGTTCATGGAGGAGAAACCATTATTCCACCGCCAAACCAAACAACAAATCAACAACAAGCAGTTGGCAATACTTTCAATTTTAATTTCACAGGAGCTTTTATTGGCGATAAAGATAAATTTATTGAAGAAATTAAGCGAGCTATTGATCGAGAATCAGAATTAAGATCATTAGGGGGAATTTAATTAATCCAAAAATATGGCTACTACAGTTCAATTTGATGGTGTAAGCTTACAGAATGTTAATCGGGTAGTTCGCTCTATCCAACATGATAGTGCACCTGCACGAGATATAGAGATTTTACCCTTAGCCAGGGAAGAGGGTGGAATTTTAGTATCAGAACATTATCAACCAAAAATGATTCAAGTTGACGGAATACTTAAAGCCAGTAGCCAAAGCGGGTTAGAAACAATTATTGATGATTTCAAAGAGTTATTATCCCGCAAAAACAAAAACTTGGATATTACATATGCGAGTGGCACCAGAAGATATGTGGCTTATGCCAGAAATGTCTTTATTAATCGTAATTTTTTTCATCTTAATTTTGCTCCTTATACAATTGAATTTATAGTGCCCGCAGGAGTTGGTAAAGATATTGCCTCTACAGAAGCTCTTGATGATGTAAGTATTAGTTCTTATCCTTATTCTGATTCTGTTACATTTTCAGGATCGGCTACACCAAAACCGATAATTAAATTAACATTTGGCACTGGCTGGAATAATGCTTATGGAATCAAATTCAAAAATACAGATACAGACGAAGAATGTATTATTACCAGAAGTTCAGGATTTAGTAGTGGTGATTTTTTAGAAATAGATTGTGAAAATAAAGAAGTGAAAATAAATGATACTGAAATTGAATTTTATCGAGTATTTCCTTCATTTGAAATAGGATCAAATAATATTGAAATTACGGCAGGAGATTTAATTGATCAGGAATTTGATTCAACAGGGGGTAGTAGTGGAAATGTAGGAACAGATGGATCTGGTCGTGCAATGAGCTTCACAGTACCTCATACTGATGACACTTATCAGGGAATAGAGGTAAGAGTTAAGAGGGATGCTGGAACAAGTGGAGATCTAACTATTGAAATTCAGACAGATAATAATGGATTGCCTTCTGGTACAGCAGTTACTAATGCCACATTTACAATCGCTAATGCTGATATACCAACCGATTACGCTTGGGTGAAAGTTAATTCAACAAACAGATTTACTTTAAATGCTAATACAAGATATTGGATAGTGATGTGGTATACTTCCGGAACTGGTTATTGGGAGAAAAAAACTGGATCAGAAGCTACTTATGGCCGGGGAAATGCAGTAAGAGCGACAGGTAGTGCTGGTGGCGGTACTGAGGAACCTACCACAGATCACGGTTTTAGGTTATTATTTGGCGGCAAAGCTGATTCACCAGGTGGCAACCTTACTTTGGATATTGATTACTACAAAAGATATCTATAAATATGTCAACTATTTTTGAAAAGAAAATTTTAATAAAGGTTTACGATAAAGAAGGTAATTATCTAAAATCTTGGAAGGATGCTACTTTTGAGAAATTCACCAAAGAAATCAATGGTGGCTTGGGTGAATGTATTATCAAATTAGCCAGAAAATTTGATAATTACGGTGAATATTTTGATGTTAATCTTAACAACGAAGTGAGAATTTTAATTACTGATAGAGATACTAAAGGTACTACTGATAAATATAAGTTAATCTATTCAGGTTATATTTCTAAATATGATCCTTGGATTGAAGGCGGTAAAGAAGGAGTGACAGTATATTGTTTGGGTTATTACACTAAATTAGCCCATGACATCTATAAAAATGGTTCAACTACTACTATTACTGAATCAGGCACAGATGTTGGACAAATGTTTAGGAACCTGATGGATAGATACATTGCCGAAACCTCTAATCCTAAACTTCATTATTCAAATGAAACAATTAGAACTACTGGAACTACCGCTACTTATAATTTTGAATTAGCTACTTATTATGAAGCCATTGAAATAATTAGAGCATTAGCCCCACCTCATTGGTGGTGGTACGTCAATCAATATCATGAAGTTATTTTTAAAAGTAAGCCAGCTTCGCCATCCCATACTTTTATTTTTGGTAAGCATTTCCATAAAATCTGGGTTGAAAAAAGTATGGAAAAAATTACTAATGTAGTATTTTTTTGGAATAGAAATACTGAAATAGGTCAGCAGGTATTTGAAGAATATACTGACGCAACCTCTATTACTAACTATGGAAGACGGGCTGAAAGAATCATTGATCAAGACAGAATAGGTGGTTCATCTGATGCTCAGAAAATTAGTGAAAATTATATTGAGGAGCATAAAGATCCCGATGTTAAGGTAAAGGTGGAAATATTAGATAATAGCGAAGATCCTAATTTTGGTTATGACATTGAATCTATTGAACCTGGCCAAACCTGTAATTTTGCTGGCTTCAATGAGAAACTTGATGAAACCTTTAAGGAAAATATGTTTATTACAAAAGTCGAGTATAGATTAAATAAAGTAATATTAACTATTGAAACATGAAAAAAACTGGCATTATACAAAGAGCAGAAGAAGCTATCAAAACTATTTTTCAAATTAATACTAAAGGTATTCCAGGTGCGACTGGAGGGGCTGGTGTAGAAAGTGAGTATATTAAAAAAGATGGCTCAGTTGATTTTACTGGTGATCAGTCAATGGGCAATCATAAATTAACCGATGTTAGTAATCCAGCAGATGATCAAGACGCAGCAACAAAGAAATATGTGGATGATAACGCAGGAGGCAATTGGCCATTTGGCGATGGTTCAGATGGAGATGTGACCTTATCTTCAGATACCACATTGACCAGAGATATGTATTATAACAATTTAACTATAGATTCTGGAGTAACTTTGAATCCAAATGGTTATAGAATTTTTGTAAAAGGAACATTAACAAACAATGGAACAATTGCCAGAAATGGAAATAACGGAGGAAATGGAGGTAATGGTGGGGGTTGCGGAGGAAATGGTGGAAATGGAGGCGGTGGAGGAGCAGCTTTACCTGCTGGCACTATTAAAGGTTCGCCTGCTGGAGCAAATGGAGGAAATGGTGGACACGATAAAGGTGATGGAAATGTTACAGCCGGAGGAAATAGCACAGGGGTTGATATAGAAAGTTCTTTGGGTGAAGATGGAGCGGCTGGAGGGAAAGGAGGTGATGGTGGACATGGTAATGGCGGAAATGGAGGAAGTTCTACAGCAGGAACAAAAACAGACCCTCATACTTCCTTTAAACTTTGTCATCTTCCTTTTTTACTTGAAATGATAGATGCTCAAGGTGATGGCACTTTTAAACCATATAATAATTCTGCTGGTTCCGCTGGCGGCGGCGGAGGCGGCGGAGGAGGCCATGAGTATGGGTATGATTGGAAAGGTGGAGCTGGCGGCGGCGGAGGCGGCGCTGGTTCTGCCGGAGGAATAATTTTTATTGCCGCTAAAAATATTGCCAAAACTGGAACTATAGAAGCAAAAGGAGGCAATGGGGGTAATGGTGGAGATGGTGGTGATAGCGTTAATCAAAGCTGTGGTTCATATACTGGCGGCGGCGGAGGCGGCGGAGGCGGCGCTGGTGGCGATGGAGGTATAATAATTTTAGTTTACAAAACAAAAGCAGATAGTGGTTCATTAATAGTAACTGGCGGTTCTGGAGGTAGTGGGGGAAGTGGAGGAACTGGCACAAATGGAACCAGCGATACCCCCGGCTACTACGGAGAAAATGGAGCAGATGGTGCTGATGGTAAAACAGGTTCAACTTATTTAATTCAAGTTTAAAAATTCTAAACTATGGAGCAACAAATTATAGAAATTCTACAACATATCAGGAGATTAAACGATGATTATACGCAATTAGCTCAAGAGATGGCGGTAATTAGAACGAATGTAGAATGGCTTACAAAGTTTTTCTGGTTAATTGTAAGTATAGTAGTGGCGAATTTGGTCGCTTCGCTTTTGCATTTTAGGGAAGTTAGGAAAAACAATAGTTCTTTTCAAAATAAAGAAGGGAGGAGGTGATGTAAATGGAAAACTTAGGGTTTATGTGGTTTTTTAAGGCAGGGCTTGGTGTAGGAGCAGGTTTAGCAGTTGTAAAGGGAATTAGTATAGTAATTTGGGCGGTTCTATATGGAATTGCAGATTTAATAGAAAGGAGGTGA